AGGGATAACAGGTCAAGATGGCTCTTATCTAGCCGAGTTATTATTAGCTAAGGGTTATGAAGTTCACGGGTTATTACGCAGGTCATCATCATTCAATCGTCAGAGAATTGACCATCTAAGAGGGAAAATACAATACCACTATGGGGATATGACAGATCCATTCTCTTTGATGTGGGCATTGAAGAAAAGTAACCCAGATGAAGTTTATAACCTTGCAGCCCAGACACACGTTCAGGTTTCATGGGAAACACCACTCTATACAGCACAGACAACAGGTATAGGAATGATTAACCTATTGGAATCAATCAGGGTTCTTGGTCTTACTCCTAAGATATATCAAGCATCAACATCTGAATTGTTTAATGGATTAGAGACATCTCATCAAAACGAGGACACACCTAAAGACCCAGTGTCACCCTATGGAACAGCTAAGTTATATGCCTACCAAATATCAAAGAACTACCGAGAAGCATTCGGGATGTTCATTTGTAACGGAATACTATTCAACCATGAGAGCCCTAGACGTGGTGATAACTTTGTTACTAAGAAGATTGTAAATGATGCTGGTAGTGGTGAGGTTCATTTAGGGAATACAGATTCATCAAGAGATTGGGGATATGCACCAGAATACATGGAGATGGCATGGAAGATGCTACAACAAGATAAACCTGATGACTACGTTATTGCCACAGGCGAAACACACACAGTTAAAGAGTTCGTAGGCTGGGTATCAGAATCAATAGGACATGAGGTAAAGATAATCCACGATACAGAATACGAAAGACCAACTGATGTTCCTGTCTTGTGTGGTGATGCAAGTAAAGCAAAACGAGAGCTTGGATGGGAGGCGAAGGTAAAAGCAAAAGAATTAGCAGACATAATGGTAAAAGCACAATATGAAAAAAACAACTTGTAGACTATGTAAAAGTGAAAACCTAGTAGAGTTCCTGGACTTGGGGCATCATCCTCATTCGGATAATTTCCGTAAAGACAAAGACCTACCAGAGACAACCTATCCACTCACACTAAACCAGTGTCAGGATTGTCAATTTGTACAACTTGGTTACACAGTCTCACCAGAAGTTCTCTATGATGCTGATTACCTATACGAATCATCTATCACCAAGACAGCAGATATTCACTGGTCAGAGTTTGTAGATAGTGTGATTGAAACTACAGGAATAAAAGAGGGCAAGGTATTAGATATTGGTTCAAATGATGGGACATTACTATCTAAATTCAAGGAGAAAGGATTTGATGTGCAGGGTATTGACCCATGTGACCAGATTGCAGAATTAGCTCGTCAGAGAGGAATACCAACAGTCACCGCCTTGTTCAATAAGGATAGTCTGACAGACAAATACGATTTAATCACAGGCTCAAACGTCTTTGCTCACATTGATGACCTTGATGCAGTAATAGAAGATGTAAAGTCACTGCTCAACACTAACGGGGTATTCATCTTTGAGTCACCTTATCTTGGAGACTTTATTGAGGAGTTAGAATACGACACAGTATACCACCAACACTTGTCATACCTAGCTATCAAGCCACTCATTCAATTCCTAGAGAAGTTTGATATGGAGATATTCCATGTTGAGTTTACGCTCATACATGGTGGATGTTTTAGATGCTATATCTCACGTTCAGGCGAACGTTCAGGATGTGACTCAGTAGAAGCTGTAGCTAATCAAGAAAACTTTTCACTTGAAACACTAAAAGCATTCGCACAAAAGGTTGAAGATAATAGACTTGAACTAATACAGATAATCCTTGAACTCAAGAAGCAAGGTAAAAAGATTATCTGTGCCTCACGTAAACAGAATTGGATAAGACAACAAGAGGTTGATGGTGGTATAATGCAATCGTTTGGCAACACGAAACAAGAGCAACAGATTGAACTTGCAAAATTAATACTTGAATCATGAGTTGGATTAAAATTGATAAACGATTACCTAAAATTATAAAGGGTGAATATGAATCAAAAGAGGTTCTTGTTACAGGAGTGTTAACACATGGCAATCCTTGTGTTTTTATCGCTAAATTAAAGACTTATTCAGATAATCCACAAACATATTGGGTAGATGAAGACGGTCGCTCTGACGGTTATAGGGTTATTAGTTGGAGATATTTACCAAGAGCAGATAAGAATTGAATAACTTAATACTTGAAATACTACCACACATACAGAGTGTCGCTAAAGGAGTGACAAAGAACACTGACCAACAAAACGAATTAGTACAGTACACAGTTATCGAGTGTTACAAATACGAACCAAAGATAAGACTATACCACGAAAATAAATGTATAGTAGGTTGGATTTACTTCGTACAGAAACGGGAGTACGTCAGAATGAAGAAAGCAAACATAATAGGCGAAACAAAAGACATTGAAGACACAGAGTACAGCGACAAATTAGAAGAGTTAAAACCTTTTTTAAGTGAGACAGAAAGACTTTGGATAAGAGCCTACATAGAATGTGACGGTAACTACTCAACGATTGAAGAGAAGAAAGGAATCACAAGACAAATGGCAAGTGAAAGAATTAAATCAATAATAGAAAAATGCAAGACGTTAAAACATATTTTGTATTAGCCTCACTCGTTTGGGTTTGGACGGCTAACATGAGTGACATCCTTTTAAAGAAGGTTGCAGGGCTAAGTTATAAGCCGCGCAATGGATTCGCTGGATATATTTTTACTCACAAACCTTTTAATTGTGGAATGTGTTTAAGTTTTTGGATAGGAATTTTATTCACAATGCTTACATTTAACATTTTATTCTTATCTTTACCCGTAACTTATAAATTAATTAATAAGATTCTATGACAACATCACCCGACGAACCAAAGAAACAACATCCAATTGTGGCGCTAATAAGTTTAGCCGCCGCAGGATTCTTAATTTACTATTGCGTTAAATTGCTTTTGATTTAAATATGACACCTGAAAAAGCAAGACTCATATTAGAAAACTATTTGAATGGAGAATCAGACGCCGTTGATTTTTATCAAATAAAACTACCTGACGGTAATTTAGTTATTTATGGTGAGAATAGTACTGAATGGACATTTAAAGAATTACTAAAAATAGCATACGATTTATGAACTTTATAGCAGAAACAAATAAACACGCGAGAGCGATTGAGAATTGGAAAAACGGCAGAGGATTTTCAGACCGTGAAGCCTTACAGGACCTCGCAAACATTTGGGATGAGTTTAAGAATATCCCCGAAAGAAGAGCAGTAATCTATCAAGGGGCACTCGGTAACCTACCAAAGACACAACTAGACTGCGGTAACTGTATCTTTGATATGCTGACAATGGTTTACAACTGGCGTAAACTATTAGAGAATGAGGTTGTAGTAGATATTCCAAACGTTCCAAAAGCAACAGTTGAAACGGTAGACTTCAAAGGAATTGATACGCCTGAAGTAAAAGCAATAAAGGAAGGGATTGATAAATTGGTTGAGGCAGATTTTGAAAAAGGATTCTCGCAACCAGACTATTCTAAATTAAAGATGCACGAATTACGCTCAAAGGCTAAACGAATGAGAATTGAATACTCCAACAAGACAACAAAGGAAGAACTGATTAAACTAATAAGTGAAAAAGGATAGATTCACAAGACACCAAAGAAGACACGCACACTTCGTTATTGAAAACGATAAGTGCTTTTTGTTCTTTGAACCTAACGGAATAAAAATAGGTTTCAGAGATGACATAGAGAACGCTAAATGCTTTAAATACAAAGAGGCTTTAGAAATGGTTAAGATGTTAAACGAAGTGAACTACACAGGAGATATAAAGCTACTCATTAAATCAAACGGTAAACTAAAAGCAGTATGATGATAGTTATTTTAGGTATTGGATTTATTGCGTGGGCAACATGGGAAGTAGTTATTAAGGAGTTTTATAAATAATTATGGCACAAGAAGGTAGAGACGAGAAAGGAAAGTTCTTACCGAATAATCTATTTTGTTTAGGAGGCTTCAATGGAGGTCGCCCACCTATGTACGATGACCCTGAAGAGATGTTTAAAAAGATTGGTGAGTATTTAGAATGGGAAGATAACCAAAAAGGAAAAGAAGGAAAAGGAGTCTATACATTAAGTGGTTGTGCTTTATTCTTAGGCTTTGCATCAAGAGAATCGATGTATGAATACGAGAAGAAGTCAACGGGGTTTACTTACGCTATCAATAAGTTCCGCTTATTTATGACCCATTGGAACGAGCAAAAACTCTATTGGGGCGGGACTTACATGGGTAGTCAATTTTGGTTAAGGAATCACGGCGGCTATTCAGATGAATCAACACAGCATTTAAAACAAACGATAACAGAGGTTAAGCCTGAGGTTGTGGCGAACACTCCTAAAATTGAAGAAACCTAGTAAAATCGGTTGTCTATACGGTGACAACATAGCACTTTTGATATGGAAACAGATAAAATAATCCCATTAGTATTATCAGATAAGAAAAAACGAAAGCGAAGCAATTCCTTTAGAAGATTAAAAACAAGGATGTTCCGCTCATTAAGGCGTAATTTTTTTCAAGTTTTGAAATCACATAGAATTTTATTTGTTTTTATACACCCGTCAATATCATTTAAGCAACGTGAATATAATTACAATAGAATAGACCGCCTTAGAAGTCTTGGTTACTTGATTGTTGAGTTTTAATGTTCAAAGCAAGTGAGTTATATTTATCAAATCTAAACGCCACAGAGGATTTAATTATCAATCAAGGCGGGACAAGTTCGGGAAAAACTTATTCAATCATTCAGGCGTTACTATCAATTGCTATTCGTGAGAAGTGCGATATACTTATTGTCGGGCAGTCAATCCCCAACCTAAAAGTTGGTGCGCTAAAGGATATGATGGATATTATCTCACGCTCCGACGAATTAAAGCAACTGATAATATCTGAAAACAAAACCGATAGACTTTGGAATTTCACATCAGGTTCAACGATTCAATTCAAATCCTTTCAAGATTTCCAAGACGCCAAGTCAGGTAAACGGGACTACACTTTTTTCAATGAGGTGAATGGTATTCCAAAACCAATCTTTGACGAGGTGTATTTGCGTACTCGAAAACGTACTTGGGTTGACTACAACCCGAATGAGGAGTTTTGGATTCACGACTACATAGGAAAGCCAAACGTTAAATTCTTTAGGACGTGGCACGAGCATAATCCATTTTTAGAACAAAAGGTACGGGACAAAATCGAAAACCTCAAAGACATTGACGAAGAACTTTGGAAGGTTTACGGGCGTGGAATGACAGGCAAGATTGAAGGGCTTGTATTTAGAAAGTGGAAACAAGGCAACGATGTTCCTGAAGGTGCTGAATATATTTCAAGTGCAATTGACTTTGGATTTACCAACGACCCTACGGCAGTTGTTTCGGTTTGGCGGTCTGATGAAACGCTTTACATCAAAGAAGAACTTTACCGCACAGGATTAACGAATCAGGACATCTATAAATTAGTTGACCATTCAAGCAAATACATCTGTGATAGTGCAGAACCTAAATCTATTGAAGAACTCAAACGGATGGGTTTAAAAGTTGAAGGAGCAATTAAGGGTAAAGATTCGGTTAACAGTTCGATTGACATTCTAAAAAGGTTCAACCTCGTTTTGATTGGTGAAAATCTAGTCAAAGAATTTAAGTCTTATAAATGGAAGGTAGACCGAAAGACCAACAACCCAACTAACGAACCTGTTGATTTTATGAACCACTGCATTGATGCCGTGCGTTATGTTGCCCTCAATAAATTAAAGGAACGTGCAAAAGGTCAATTCATTTTCAAAACAATCCAATAAAAACTTAACAAAATCTTAAACCAAATCCCTTTATAGATATGCTCCCGAAAAATTGGAACGATATAACACTTGAACAGTATGTTGCTGTTTACAAAACACTCAGTGAAGAACCAACTGAACCTGAAGCGATACTAAACCTGTTGATTAAAAGGGTGTGCTTACTGACAAACAAAGAACCTGAATGGGTTGAGGACAACCTAACCATGAACGACCTTGCAAAGATGCAGGAGTTTTTAAAGTCAGACTTACCAACCAAGTTAATCACAAGGTTCACGTTTAACGGGAAGTATTACAAGGTTGATTTAGACCCTACCAAATACGATGCAGGGCGTTACATGAGTGTAATGAATCAACTAAAAGATAATAAGATTGAGAACTTGCACAAAGTGATATTTCAGATTTGCCGTAGAACGGATTGGAAAGGCAAGATAGTAGAGCAGGACTTAAACACGATTGGCGAAACGATTGAAAGTTTCAAACAGTTGCCACTTAAAATTGTCAATCCTATCTCGGTTTTTTTTTGCAGTCTATCGGAGAACTTAACGCAAAGTACCCTCGAATATTCAACAAGCCAGATGAAGAAAGCGACGGAACTTTTGCAAACGGAAATAGACTATTTGAACGGTTCGGGTGGATAACAGTGCTTGACCAACTTTGCGGGGGTGATGAAACGAAACACGCATTTTATGAAGGGTTGAATGTGATTCACTTTTTAAACCTTTTACTATTTAGAATTGAGAAGACGGCAGAGGAGCAGAGGATAGCAGAATTAGAAAGATTAAAACATAGATAATGGCGGAGGTTTTAGGAATATCAGATGAAGCGTTTAAAGAATCGGCAGGGAAAACCTTTTCCGATATAGTAGAGGATTGGGGTAATAAGGCAATGAACGATTTGAGAGAGTCGTTAGAAAAGAAACAACTAGCAGGAACTCAACGAACTTTATGGAACTCAATATTAGCCCAACCAATTGCATTTGACGGCAAGACATTAAGTGTTTCCATTACTGCCCTGCCTTATGCTGATTTTATAAACGAAGGTGTGCAGGGTATCGGCTCACAAGGATTAAGTGAAGAAAACAAATCAAAAAAGAGTTGGTTCAATTCACAGTCTCAATCACCTTTTAGTTATAAAGCAGGAGTTGAAAACAGACCAAGCGTAAAGCATTTTACTAAATGGGCTTACCTAGCAAATAAAAATCCTTTTGCAGTTCGCGAATCGGTTTGGAGAAGTGGATTAAAAGCCAATCATTTTATTGACGAAGTAGTAACAGGAGAATTTGAAAAAGCATTTGCAGACGCGCTGTCAGGAAATTTAGGAAGAGCAATAGAAGTAGATTTAAAATTACAATTCAATGCCAAGTAATATAGTAATACTAAATGATTTAGACGAATACACACCTGTCTATAACAGGATGGAGATATGCGTTAATGAAAGTGACCCGACAACAAAGGCGCTCACGGACTATAAATACATATTCGATGTTTATATTGAGAACGTTTCTTCACCTACTTACTATCGTTACGAGGTTGAACCTGACGATGTTTTAGGTTATGGAGCGGTTGATATTGGTAGATACTGCGAAAGTGCAGTTAACAATACAATGAGTTCTTATGATTCAGATGTACCTTATTCACTAGGGGCAAACGCCAACGGAACACAATCAATTATTAAAGTTACGGTTAAATACGGTTATTCATATTCTAACTCAGGAGTTTATACGGTTGTTGCTGACACGGTTGTTGGTTCGGCAAAATACGCGTTCAACGGTTCATTCGATAATCAGTTCTTTTTTAATTCAATTTATCAAGGAACGTTTCCATCTACTTATTTACTCAACACAACCAATTCAACAAGCGGACAATTCTTAACTGATAACAAAACGAATAAGGTTTCGATTGCAAATTTAGGTTGGCATCACATATTAACTGACCAACCAACACAGATTGACAGATTAAAGATTGTTACTTATGATTCGGCAGGAAGCATTATCCAAACTGTTGTAAAAGCAAACGGGGTTTCACAGGCGTTAACCTCTTCGAGAATGCTCAAGGTTGCAACAGGGCCTAAAACATTAAATAACATTTCAGGTGCGTTTGTAAGTGGAGCGCAACCAATTATAACTTCAAGCGTTGCGAGTTACACCGTTCAGGTTATCGAAGGTGCATCAACAGCAATATCAGAACTTCTTTACTTTGAGATTGAAGAACCATGCCGATACGTCCAAAGACGTTTACATTTTCTAAATAGATTCGGTTCATTTGATTCATTCAATTTCAATTTAAGAAGTCAAGGCAAAAGAGAGGTATCGAGAAAGGCTTACAAATACGATAAGTATCCAATCACATCTTCAGGTATTGACAGAAAGTTTACAGAGTTCCAACAGGTAACGAACTTTGTGAAGACTCAAGACACTATGAGTTTACGTTCTGAATTTATCACAGAGGCAGAAAACGAATGGCTTAAACAATTAATTGAAAGCCCTGAAATTTATTTAGAGGAATTAGACGGAGCAGGGGACTATAATTTTACTACCGTTGAATCAATAGTGGGAACATCTTGGATTGAAAAAGCAACCTCAATTGATAAACTATTTACGATGGATGTAGAAATTAAATTCTCTCAAGTAAACCACAGACAACGCAGATAATGTCAGTAGAAAGACTTTACATAAATAATACCTACATACCGTTGACGGGTTCACTAAACCCATCGATTACAAAAGCCGTTACCGATATTACAGAGCCTCAAACAAGAAAGGCGACCTACTCAAAAACGGTTTCCATTCCACGAAGTAAAGAAGCTGATAAAATATTCTCACAAATATTTGAGTTCAACGCAATCAATTTAACTTTTAACGTACAAGCAAAAACTGACGTTCGATATGAATGTGATTCTGAAGTTATCCTAAGGGGTTACATAAAATTAAACTCAATTGGTGTAAACGATTTTCAAGACATCACCTACGAGTGTACGATGTATTCGGTTGTTGCGGATTTCTTTGCAGAAATTAAAGGACTTCAATTAAATGAATTAGACCTTTCGGAATTTGACCACCCGTTCACAAAAGAGATACAACAACTATCTTGGGACACTTCGGTATATCAAAACGGGGGCTTAGTTGCTTTTGCTTTTGGTAAAGGCTATGTATATCCATTAATTGACTACGGGCTATCACAGAACGCCACAGATTTTATATTCACACAATTAGCCCCTGCCGTTTACGAGCATGAACTAATGAAAAGGATAATCAGTGAGGCGGGGTTTACTTATACGTCTACTTTTTTAGATTCAACTTTCTTTAAGCATTTAATAGTGCCGAGTTCACCTGAATGTTATCAGCTTACTGATGCTGATATTGCTGATAGAGAATTTTTCGCTGATACTCCCGAATTTACAAGTACAGGAACAACCACTTCAAACAACCTCCCAAACGGAACATTGTCAAGTGCTGATGTGATTATTTTTACAAACGATTCTGTTGCTCCTGCGTTTGACCCTGCGAACAACTACAATGATGCAAACGGTAAATTCACTGTTATTGATACGGGAGTTTATGACCTTAACGCACTCGTAGATATTAACGCAACATTCACGCCATCAGATTTACTTGCGGCTGTAAAAACAACTTGTGAGATTGACGGTTACTTAATGATGTTTGTTAACGGAGTGCAGGTAGACGCAATTCCTTTCTACATTACAAAATACGATACTTCTTTTTATGCAGGGGCGCGTTCAACTTCAGCAACTCCGAGCGCGGGAGATGAGGATTACATGGAAGGTAAAGCATGGTCTAAACCCGTATCAACAACTCCAGTCGGTAGAAACAACAACCCGCCTGACAGATATTTATTAAGCGTACAGGGATTCCCTTTAGTTGCGGGTGACGAAGTAGAAGTGAAATGGAAAGCGGGGATTTACGGAGACAACTTAATCTCAAGTACTTTAATTTACGTGCCGTCTCCTTATATGTTTATTGATAACGTGGCTACGGAGTACACAGGTAACGCCACAATCTCGGTAACGGTTGCATCATTCTATAATAAGATTTCTAACTTAACAATGAGTGAGGGTAACACCTTGCAAATGTCGGACGTAATCCCAAAAGGATATTCACAGATTGACTACTTTATGTCAAACGTAAAGCGTTTTAATTTAGTAGTTGATATAGACCCTGCCAACCCAAAGAATTTAATCATAGAACCGCTTGACGATTATTTAAGCACTGACACGTTAAACATACACGAACTAATAGACCGTTCAAAAGATATTGAGATTTTGCCAATGGGTTCACTCGATGCAAAAAGATATATCTATTCTTACAAATCTGACAAAGATTATTTCAACCAAAAATATGAAGCAAGTTACCAAGAAGTCTACGGTCAAAGAATATGTACGGTTGACAACGAATTTATTGCGTCCGATAAAAAAACAGAGGTTATCTTTTCACCAACCACATCGGTTGGACTACCAAATAACGACCGTGTACTTCCCACGATTTACGCAGTCAATGAACTAAATCAGCCGATAACTACAAAGTTTAATATTCGTTCACTTTATTATGCGGGGTTGTTGCCTTGTTTAAATGGATGGAATCATACGCATTACTTATTACTTTGGCCTTATGTACCGCAAACTGATTCTTTTGTTGAATATCCATACGCGGGACATTTTGACCACCCTTATACACCTACTTTAGATATAAACTTTGGACTTGTAAAAGAGGTTTACTACGACGATAACATTCAGAACATTGTAATCACTGACAATAATTTAGTCAACAAATATCACGGTAAATTCTTAAGAGAGATTACTGACCCTGATTCAAAGATTGTAAAAGCATGGGTACATTTAACTCCGCTTTCTTACGTTAATTTCACGTTCGATAAATTGTACTATTGGGACTACTCTTATTTCAGATTACAAAAGATTGAAGGGTACAACCCAAATGCAGAGGAAACAACTCTATGCACTTTTTTAAAGGTTAAAACGGCGGGAGCATTTACACCAACCACAACACAAGCAACAGGTAACCCTGCCGAGATTGACCCTGACCAATTAGGGGGCGGTATAACAATGACAGAAAGCACACCCGCAAAAGGTACACGTTCATTTAGTCAACCTGACGGAAACAACTATTCAAGTCGTAACGTTGTGGTGCAAGGTGAGTTTAACTACATAAACGGAACAGCAAAGAACGTTGAGATTTATGGAGACTCTAACAGGGTGTTCGGTGAAACAAATAACATTAAGGTTCAGGGTTCAAACAATATTATTGATGCAGGGGTTGAGAATGTGACACTGATAAACACAAGCGATTTAACAATCAGTGAATCGAACGTTACCTACATAGACGGCAAAAAGCAAAATTATTGGGTTGAGAAAACATCTTCTTTTATTGTAGATGACACGGTGTATGGATATTATTTAGACGGGACTTCGGCAACAGTTCAAGCACGTTTGAATAACTCTGAAGGTGAATTTATTTTTAAATGCACAAACGCCACTAACTCTGTTTACATAGACGCAGGAACAAAAACAATAGACAACACGTCGGCTTTATTTTACCTATCGGAAAACGAAAGTATAAGAGTAAAATACAATCCTACGGACGATACTTATTACATAATTA